AATGCAGCTGCGTCTGCGGAAGAATGACTTAGAGTATTAGTCCACTTATCTGCAGATGTCCAATTTCCACCTGATACTTGTTGTACTGTTAAGGTGTTACCAGAAGCATGGTATTCAAGAATTTCTGCCGTTTTAGTTCCAGAATGGTTAGAAACAATATCACCATATTGGAATTGTCCAATACCTGAAGAAAGAACTAACGTTTGGCAAGTTGAATTAAAACCAGATTTTGGTTTAATGATACTATTTCTTAGGTTATCACCAACAAGTGAAACATGTGATGGAATAAAGATTGGAAGAATTTCTTCGTATACACCTGCTTTAATGTAAATCGTAACTGGATTTGTTACCGAAGGCGCGTCTGCACCTGTCAATGCAGAGATATGGTCACAAGCATATCTCAGTGTTGCGAATGCTCTGGAGATACTTCTACCATTATTGCTATCAGATCCTTCCTTAGCAACGTAATAAACTTGATTGGTTACGTTATTAGTTTCCCATCTTGGTAGAATAGGTGATCCACCAACTGCGAGAACCTTACCACTTGCTTCTTTCAGTTCATCTGGAGTTGCAGTTGCAACGTTTGCAGGTAGTGCAATTCTGTTAATACCAGAAGCGGACTGATAAAGTAGGTCACCAGTTTCTTGAAGAACCTGAGCAGCGTCACCACCTTGTGATAGATAGTTCCAGAAATCTGCATTGGTATCTAGTTCTGGTGCAGTTGCCGCGCCAGTTGTGTTGAGAGTAATACAAACGTAAGAGTTACCGTTTCTATTAACAACATCACCAAGTTGATATACGGTTGTATTTGCCCAAGCTCCAGTCCAGTTGAATCCTTCTAGAACTAAATCCCAGAATCTAGTGTTGGAAGGAACAGGAACATATGCTACATTACCACCAGACGCATTAGAATTTGTTGCACTTGCAAATGTAAATCCTGTAGTTGTGCAAGTAACAACTCTAACAGTGGTATTAAATCCAGCAACACTAGATCCACTAATTGTTACCTGATCGCCTATGCCAAAAGGAGGAGCAGGTTGAGAAACTGTAAATACTAAAGTTGCTGTTGTTCCATCTCCAGCAATTGTATCAACTACATAATTTTCTGTAGTCGTGGTTACTTTACAGGAGTAAGTATTACCGCCATACTTAACAAGGTTGCCAGGCTCGTATACTTCACTTGAATTATAATCTCCTTGTGGGGAGAAACCTGTAGAAAGAATCTTCCAATACAGTTCATCTGTATTAGGAGCAATATTTGTTGAATTTTGTTGGGCGATGTATGTGTATCCACCATAGGTTACAATGTCACCTTTCTGGTAGAGAGTTGCAGAAGACCAAGTATCTTCAAAGTTTAGACCTTCGGAATAGACCGCCCACTTAGTAAAGTCAAAAGTTGCAGGACCCGTATGTGCTGTAGTAGCACGATAAACGCTATTGCCATACTTGACAAGATCGTTAATTGAATACCAAACACCTGTTGTTTGATAATCTCCACGGTTTCTAATACCTTCGGTGTGAAGATCCCAATTACCTAAGTCAGCAGAGTAAAAAGATGTCTCTGCTGCTGAAGAGGTATGATTGGTAGTACAGACATATGCATTTGCACCGTACTTGACAATATCGTCAATGACATATGCAGTAGACGCCGCCCAATCACCGCGCCACTTAAACTTCAGTCTGCCGAGTCTAAAATCTGCCATTTTTTAAATCCTTACTTAGGTCCTTGAGTAGTATGATCATATTCTTTATTTAGCCTTGCGACTAAGTAACCATCATCATCAATAAAATATGTCAAGCGTCTGAAATCAAACCTGAACTGTTGATATTTATCATCAGGATCATTGAAATATTGTCTTGCTACATTTGGAGTAGCATCAATATATTCTTCTCCTTGGAGAAAATCCTTATATTCTTCACCATCAGTTCTGTGGAAATCAAATACTTCATCTTCTGTGGATCTTGCCACTGTATAACGAAGCATACCGTCTTTATCTCTTCTCAGAGCGTGTACGGTAAAGTCGTTTGAATTAGCAACCGCTTGTTCTTGGGTTGCCGTGCTTGCGCTGAGGTATAAACTCATGCCATGATCCTCCAGTAAGTTCCGTCCCAGATAAACTGAACATATAGACCAGCCACATCCAAAACAAATGTGGAATCAGTGTTCCCAAATTTGTTCAAGAACAGTTGTCCGCCAGTAGTTGTTAACGTAACATTATTTATAGCCCAGGTTGCTTTGAAATCAACTACCTCCAGCATATCACCAACATGTGGAACTGCTCCATTTGATTCATATGGCATTTGCAATGATAGAGCAGATGCGGAAGTATCAATTAACCATCGCAACCCACATGATAAACTACCGCTTGTATTTACAACTTCCCATCTAGCACGTTGTAGTTCAAAACCACCACGATCTTGTCCATCATGTATAACAGCTGTCTTTTTGCTAGTATCAACTGTAATTTCAGCAAGCGCCCCAGTAAATTGGGCGTGCTCGGGAGTTGTGCCTTTTCTAAATTGTACCTGAGTGGTCATTATTAGCGCACACTTTTTCTCAAAAGTATTTATCTAATTAGATTATCCAAACAAACACGCGAGGTGGTTCAAATAGTTGTACTTGTACGAATGCATTACCTGCAACCTTGATAGTTCCAGATGTCTGATATGGAGCACGTGCATATGCTTCATCTCCGTTATCAAATCCGAATAGAACTCCAGATCCTGCGAACGCCTGAGTTCTAAGGACAGCACCAACACCATCAACATAAATTTCACCAAGTGGTTGTTCGGAGAACGTGAGGAGAGGATCGCCTGAAGTTCCTTGTAGTGTGAACTCGCCAGGTGTTCCGAGTTCGTTTGCAGTAATCTTTTCTGCAATTCTTTCTCCAACAAACGAGAAGAGCATTTGCTTCTCGTCTGGATTGAAGGTAACTGCTTCCGCAGATCCACTGAGTACTGGAATAAATCCAGTTCCGATGAAATCTCTTGCTCTGGTAGTATGTGCATCTCCAGTAACAAGAATGCTTCCTTCTCCGTTGTGGGAAAGTGCAACACGTATTGAAGAATCTCCAGAGAGTTTGATTGTTCCGCCTTGACTGATTTCTCTTGCGGTAACTTTTTCCGAATCTCTCGTTCCAATGAACGAGAAGAGCATCTGCTTCTCTTCTGGATTGAAGGTAACTGCCTCTGCAGCACCAGATAGTTTTCTGAATGAACCAGAACCAACATAATTCGCAACGTATTTGTTGGTTGATTTTCCACGAACAGAGAATAGTGGTTGATCTGTTGGTGGTGTGAATGTAAGAGATTCTGCAGCACCAGAGAATGCAAATAGTGAACCAGAACCAATATGGCGTAGTGATGCTTTGATTCCAGCAATTCCAGATACTGCAATCTGTACTTCTGGTTGCTCTGCAAATGTGAGGAGAGGATCGCCCGAAGTTCCAGATAGAACAATTGTTCCACCCTGACTGACTTCGCTGGAAGTTCTCTTCTCTGTAATTCTTTCTCCAACAAACGAGAAGAGCAATTGCTTCTCGTCTGGATTGAAGGTAACTGCTTCTGCAGAACCACCAAGGTTGAAAATATTGCCAAATCCAACGTTGTTAACAACGAATTTGTTATCAGAAATACCAGAAATTCTGACAGTTCCAAATCCTTGATATGCAAATGCTCTCGTAAAGGATCCAATTCCATCGATATCAACTTCAATCTGTTTCGTTTCAGCGATGCTGAAGGACTCGACAAGAGTTCCAGTAAACGAGAATAGAAGTTGTCTTTCGTCTGGGTTGACAGTAAAGGATTCTGCAGCACCAGATAGTTTTCTGAATGAACCAGAACCAACATAATGTGGTCTGAAACTCTCTGTTGCAACACCAGAAACTTTGAAGAGACCTTCAGATTCTGGTGCAACAGCAACAACCTCTACTGCACCACCAATACCGAATAGTGATCCACCTTCGGTTTGTGCAATGGTTGTTGTACTTTCGTTGCTTCTTGTTCCAGTGAACGAGAAGAGCATTTGCTTCTCGTCTGGGTTGAAGGTAACTGCTTCAGCAGATCCACTGATAGCAAAGATATTACCAAATCCAACGTTGTTAGGAACAAACTTATCTTGTACAGTACCAGTAACATCGAGACCACCTCTTGATACCCAAGAAGGTTGCCAGTCAAATGTCTCGAAGTCGGACAGCGCACCTCTGCGAAGTTTGATTGGAGTATCGACGCCAACATATACTTCTGTATGTTTCTCGCTTGTAATTCCAGATGTAAAGGAGAATAGAAGTTGCTTCTCTTCTGGATTGACAGTAAGAGATTCTGCTGCACCAGCAAATTTTCTGAGTGTACCAGAACCAATAATATGGGGTCTGAAGCGAATATCTGCAACGCCAGAAATTGCAATACGAATTTCTGGTTGCTCTGCGAATGTGAGAATTTCTGGTTCTGTAGTTCCAGAAAGTTTGATCTCTGTCCCTTCTTCTGGTGGATTTGCAACAAACGCTTCTTGTAGTTCTCCAGTAAAGGAGAATAGCATCTGCCTTTCGACGGGATTGGCAGTGATAGATTCTGCAGCACCAGATAGTTTTCTGAATGAACCAGAACCAATGTGGTTTGGTACAAATGCATTTGCAGATTCTCCAGAGAGAATGAACGTTCCAGAACCAACGTAATCATTAGATATACGTTCAACAAGATTGTCGAATGTGAATAGATTTCCAGATCCAATCTCTGGTGCTGGAGTAAACGATTCTGCGAGTTCTCCAGTAAAGGAGAATAGCATCTGCCTTTCGACAGGATTTGCGGTAAGAGATTCTGCTGCACCAGAAATAACTGGAATAGAACCAGAACCATGGTGATTTGGTGTATATGAATTCTCAGATTCTCCAAGAATAGAAGTACTTCCTCTTCCAACCCAGGATACCTGCCAGTCAAATGTCTCGAAGTCAGATAGCGCACCTCTGCGAATCTTGAATAGATACGCAGGACATAGAACACCAGTTTCGCCAAGAATATGACCGTAATCATGCAGACCATCTGGTGGTTCTGACGTTAGATCATAATCGTAGAATGTATCGGCAGTTCCGTCATTAAGTTCAATTCTGTATGTGCTATCAATAGAAGCGACATTTCCAGGATCAACCTTAGCAATACACGAGGAAGTAGTTCCATTAACAACTCCCTGTATACTTTCAATTGTGAGACATTCGCCACGTAGGAATCCATAATCATAATCTGGAATATCAACACAAATTCCGCCATTGTATACATACGTTCTTGCTTCTTCCTTGCTGTTGAATCCGAAGAGTCGTCCAGAACCAGCATAAGAATATTGAACTCTAATATCTCCACCATTAATGGTGAATAGATTTCCTTCTCCAGTATGAGAAAGACGAATTCCTGGGTCTCCCGAGGTTCCACCAAGTTTGATGGTTGGTACATCTTCTGGAGGATTGAATGTAACAACTTCCGCAGCACCACCAATTGTGGAAAGGTTTCCACTTCCGATAAATCCGAGAGAAATGACAATGCCGCCATCTCCATGTATATCGAATAGGTCTGTGGATTCTTCTGCAATTGCAATAGATTCTGCAGCACCAGATAGTGTTGATAGAGAACCAGAACCAATATGCGATAGAGAGAAGTTGATGGATACATTGCCATCAACAAAGATAGTACCTTTACCAACATTTGCTGGATCGAAGGTATCAACAGCAGCACCACGAATTTCGATAGTTCCGTAAATACATCCAGGTAGACCTTGACGTGGAGTATCGAAGATATGACCGTAATCAAGAACTGCATTCTCGCGATCAATGATTAGACCATAATCAGAGAATTCAGATGCAATATGATCAGGAAGATCTATTTGATAAGATCCGTCAATAGATGCTGTAGAACCTAGATCAACTCTGGATGTACAACCAACTGCTTGACCAGAAACAATTCCGCTGATAGATTGTAGTACAGAACAAGATTGTACGAAACCATAATCTGGTGTCTCAAGTTCAGCGATAGAACTACAGTTGTATGAATATACTCTTGCTTCTTCCTTGCTATCAAATCCAAACAGAGTACCAGAACCAACGTAGTCATATACTCTACGCTCAACGGCAGTTTGAATAGTGAATAGATTTCCACTTCCTGTCCATGCTTTTGCGAGAGTATCTTTTCTTTCTCCAGTAAACGAGAAGAGTATTTGCTTCTCGTCTGGATTGAATGCGACAATCTCTGATGCTCCACCAAGTGTTGGTAGAGTTCCAGATCCATGGAACCCAAGAGTGAAATTGATATTGATGAGAGTTCCTTGAACTTTGATTTGTCCATCTCCAGGATGGAGCAAACTGAAGTTTGGAACGCTGTCTCCACGTAATGTTCCAATAGTTCCAAAGATTGGAATAGCAACATCGAGAGGAACAGTTGCTTCGCCAGTAAGTTTGCTGATGAAACCTTCGGCAATATATGTGGGTTGCAACTTGGAAGTTGCTGCACCACTAATTTCAATTTCACCATAGATACATCCAGGCAATCCTTGACGTGGAGTGTCAAGAATATGACCATAATCAATTAGAGCGTTTGCAGCATCTGTGATGTATCCATATTCAGCAAATTCTGTAGCGATATCAGAGTTGAGAGCAGATCTGTAACTCTGACCAGAAATAATTCTTGCTGACCCATTCTCATCAACTCTGACTGTTGAAGCAGATGTTGATCCAGAAATGTCTCCAGAAACTGTTTCTGTAAGTAGAGATCTTTCAACAAATCCATAATCTGGAGTTTCAAACTCAACAATACTGGTACAATCGTATACATATACTCTTGCTTCTTCTGTATTATTAAATCCAAATAGAGTTCCAGAACCAACCCATTCATATACAACTCTTTCAACTGCAGTTTGTAGTGTGAAGAGAGAACCTTCTCCAGTATGATTGTTTGTGATATTGTTTGACGACTCTCCAGTGAACGAGAAGAGTATTTGCTTCTCGTCTGGATTGAATGCAACAATCTCTGATGCTCCACCAATTGTTGATAGAGATCCTTCTCCAGTAATTCCAACAACAATTCCGATGTTCCCTTCGCCAAAGAATCTTCCAAGTTCTCCGTCTGCTGGATGTAGAATACTGAAGTTTGGAATTGTAAATCCAGTAACTGGACCAAATCCACCTTCGCCAAATACAGATACATCGAGTGGAACTCTTGCTTCGCCACTGAGTTTTGTGATGTATCCAGATCCATTGAAGTTTGGAGTAAAGCTGTTTTGCGATTCTCCAGAAATTTCAATTTCACCATAGATACATCCAGGCAATCCTTGACGGTTGCTATCAAGAATGTTACCGTAATCTCTTCTGGGAGCAGCAGCAAGAGATACTAAACCGTAATCTTCAAAGTCAGTTGGAACTGTTAATGCCGATGGAGATGTATACGCAAATCCAGGATCAATTCTCAGGACATTTGTTACCTTAGTACATGCAGATGATGCTGTTGTGTTGGCAGAAATAGTACCATCAACTTCTTCACATGCTAGAGGTATACTAGAATCTACGATGAACTGATAGTCAATATCCTCAAATTCGACTATGGAGGAACAGTCATATACGTATACTCTCGACTCTTCTGTATTATTAAATCCAAATAGAGTTCCAGAACCAACCCATTCATATACAACTCTTTCAACTGCAGTTTGTAATGTGAAGAGAATACCACTACCAATCCAGTTGGGTTTGAATGCAATATTTGCTTCTCCAGTTGTGGAGAATAGAATTTGTTTTTCGTCTGGGTTGAATGCAACAACCTCTGATGCTCCATCAATTGTTGGCAGAGATCCAGATCCATGGAATCCTTGGGTGACGATAACGTCAACAGATCCAATGAAGTCAAATAAACCATCTCCAGGTTGTAACAAGCTGAAGTTGGTAATCGCTTCACCACCAATGCTCTTGATAGTACCAGAACCAGGAACACTGACATCAAGTGGAACTCCAGCAACACCTGTGAGCTTACTGATGTATCCTCTACTTGTCCATGTTGGTAGGAATTTATCTGCTGCACCAACAGTTGGATCAATATCAAATAGACCAAATGGTGTGAGATCACTACTTACATGAATGTGACCATAGTCATGTTGAGGACTTGCAGCAATAGCAATATGTCCAAGATCAACAATAGTGCTTGGTTGATTTGGTCCAAGAGATACAGTATACTCTTGACTTATTGATGCAGTAGTACCAAGTTCGATCTGTGCTTCACAAGCAGTAGAAGAACCAGATAGAGAACCAGTAATTACTTCTGAAGTTTCACAACCACCAATAAATCCATAATTAAATTCACGGAATACAACAATATCATAATTGTTGTAAGATTCCGCAATTCTTTCTTCGTTATTGCTTCTTAGTTTAATCGTACCAGATCCAACGTAAGAATTTGTAGAGAGTATTCTTGCGTTGTCAAATTCAAATAATGTTCCTGATACACTATAAGCTCTGGCATATTCTTCTTGTACAATGCCAGTAATAAAAATAGTTCCAGAAGAAGAGATGTAATCATATCTCTTCGATTCTTCTGTATTTGATATTGAGAATAGTGATCCTGAACCAGAGAATCCAAGAGCAAATCCAATTTGAGCACCGTCGCCAAGGAAAGTATTCCCCCCAACAACTGGGGTTGGAGAGAATACAGTATGACTAGATCCAGAAATTTTGATCTTACCGTCAATAAGTTCTGAGTATACCGCTGCGTTAGTTCTATTACTAAAACTAAATGCTGTTCCAGTGCCTTCGTAACTGTTAGTTGCTTTCCAGGAAGCAGCATTCAGTACTTTATTAAATCCAAATGGTTCTACTGTAGTTACGTAGATAACCCTTCCATGATCTACTGTGGTAGCGTTAGCATCTAAAATATTACCATAATCTTTAGATGGTAATATTGGGGTGGTCGTATGTGTATATGATAATGACTTAAATCCATAGTGATCCCAATTATTGCCACTATGATCTGGTTGAATTAACCTAAATTGTGTTCCCGCTGTTCTCGCTACAGAAGGAATTGTAATTTCTACAGATTTTAAAGTATTGAATGTAGTGTCATTATGTGCTACTACAGTATCAATAGAAGTCCATGAACTTCCATCATAATACTCTAAGTTTAAACTTTCTGCTACAGTATCTGGATCTTCACCACCGTTGTTATCACTACCTCTAATTACCTCAAAGGTTAGTGAAGAATTGATATCGTTTGGTAAACTGAACTCTACCGTTCTAGGTTTATTTGTGCTGTTGAATCTAATATGTCTACCAATATTAAATCCACCAGTAGTACCTGTTCCTGTTCCAGTATCTGACAGGAAAGTATTTGATAAGGTAGCATTTAAATCATCTACCTGTACTGTTGTAGTTGTAGTTACTGGAGTAGTATCAAATGATAATCCTCCATAATTCAATTCACTGAATACTTCTACAATACTGGGATTGTAGATATAAGTAAAGCTGCCGAGATCGTCACTCGTATTACGAGTGAGAACTGGAAATATTCCTTGTGTACTGTAGGAATAAGCAGCCATAAGATACCATTAAAAAAGGGGATTGCAAAGCAACCCCCACAAAAAGATAACTAAAGAATTGGGTCTGAAGTATATAGTATCAGTCGAGGCTGACGTTCAGAGTTACCTTAATTTGGTCACCGTTGTTTTGGATCGCGTATGGACCATTTGTAAATCTTTCAGCGAAGAAGATGCTGCTATAAAGAGTAGCATCGCCAGTTCCTTGCATTGCAGGAGTAGTCGTGAAAGTTGAAGAAGAAGGAACTTCAAATACAGTGTAGTGTGCAGCAGCAATGGTGCTGGTAGTTCCTTGTGCTACGTAAATAACATCACCAGGATTTAGGTTATGGTCAAGTGCTGAACCACCTGGGTCTGAAGTAACGACAGAGAAATCAAAGTTTACCTGATCGTTGTCACTAGCAGTGCCAATGTTATCTTGAAGATCCTGACTGATATAAACGCGAGGACCGATCTCTCCTTGAGCAGTTTCGTAATCAATACCAACAATAGTGGTTCCTGCTAGGAATGCATCAGGACCAGCATTTGAAGCATCAACAAATTTGGAAACTAGTTGACCAGGGGTTAGTTCTTCTGCAACGTTTACTGCAAATACAACGTCATTGCTGACAGCACTAGTAAGTGCCTTGTTTAGATATACAGTATTTCCTGACTTACCGACTACACGAGTTCCAGCAGCAATACCAGTTCCAGTAACTCTCTGATCTGCTTTAACTGCAGTTGCACTAGCAACACTAATTTCAAATGTACCAGAAGTTCCAGTAGCAGCTTGTGTTACGTCTACATTTAGAAGGTTGATGTACTTTGCACCAATAACACCTTTACAACCAGTTTTAAGAATAGTTGTACCAGCAGCAACACTACCACCATCAACTACACCTTGTAGTTGGTATGGCATGTTGTTTGCGCGGGATAGGTAGTATCCATAAACGCTACCAGCGGCATCGTCGAAAGTGAATACTTGTTCAGGATAGGAAGCGGTCGTTCTACCTCTACCAAATGATAGAGTATCATTAGATAGTGCTGCTTGGTTTTGCTGACTTAGTTCTAAAGCCAAACCTTGAATGTCAACAACATATGTATTTGCTGCAATTCCAGAACCAGTTACATAGTCACCTTTTTTGATTCCAGTAGCGTCATCAACAGTAATTCCATACTCACCAGAATTACCAGTTGCAGATGCTGTTGCTTGAGCGGTTACTGTAGTACCAATCGTCCAGCGGTTACCATTAAGGAGAATACCATACTGCTCACTGAAATCCTGATCTTCTTCAGTACGATTGTTCTTTACTTCGGGGTATCCAGTGACAGGTTCCGCGCCATAACCAGATGCGTTACTAGCATCATATGGCTCAAAATAATCACTATTTGTTGGAACATCTGCTTCCAACGGATCATTGTTACTGGTGTATAGTTTTAGAACTAAATTACGAGGAATAGTATGAGTCGCATTAAGTAGTGTACGTAGCGAATCAATTTCCCCCTGGTCTGTGACTAGAAGTGCCATCTAAATGTTCTCCTTGATTGGTTGCTTCCTATGATAATGTTATTTATACAAAGACTAGAGTGCCAATTTCATGGAAACGACACACCTCTGTATATTTATAGAGTATACAACTTCAAACTGCAGAATATCCCCTGCGTTTAGAGATTTATTCCAAGATGAAATTGTTGTATTGTTATTCTTTCTTGCCTGTGTTTGAGTTCCGAGATTTCCTAGTTGTGGTCTTTCTGTTCCACAAATAGAGGCAAAATTTGGAAAGTTTGCATAATCGACTTTCTTGATGTCAAACTGAATCTGACCATCTTGATCTCCGATGACTGTCCATGACTGGATTTCTCCAGTGACATCTAGAGTCATCTCTCCTTTAATACCAGAAGACATTGGTGCCGAACCAGAATCAACAACAAAATTAATTGTTCTTGTCAGGTCTGCTGTCGTAGATAGTCCTACAACATATACCGTGTCTCCAGATACTGGTGGTGTTGTAAATACCAAATTAGTTCCATTTACTGTATAATCAATACCAGGAACTTGAACTAACCCATTAATTGCAACAATTAATTGTTGATCATTGATAGGTGTATATGCATCACCTGCTTGATCGATTAGTGGGAACTGTGTATCAACTCCATTAAATACCCAGTTCGTGGTATTAAGAATCTCGTTACCATACTGTAGATACTTACTTGGAATCTCATAGTTGACACCTACATTGTACTTCTGTTGTGGTTCAGAAAGTACATTGTAGTTTGATGACTTAACTGAAATATTATAGTTAGGCATCAGACAACTCCTGGTGTTACTTCTATGATCCCTTCAATAACTCGGGTCTTTATACTTTGTGGAGATGTTAGAACGATATCATAAACATATCGTCTTGGATCGAGAGCAGCAGTTGCTGAGTTATCGAGAGTAATTTTTAATATACCATTATATCTGTCAACAAAAGAAACTACAAAATCTGTAGAAGTTGTTGAATAATAACTACGACGCATCTTAGCTTCTGCTGTATATCCAGTCAAGTTAAGAGGTGTCGTATTATCTTCATTCTGGATATTAAAGGTGGCATCAAAATCCGTTCCTTTCTCCAGTAGTAGATTTAATGGAATTGCTGCCATGGTAGAATCACTCTTCTTTAGTTTCTTCTTTGGTAAGTAGATCCAGAGTTTCTAGACCACCAACTAGTTTTGTTTTGTATTCTCTCAATTTAACAAGTTGCTCTTCTGCTTGTGCAATTTTTGCATCAGCTTCTTTGAGTTGACCTTCAAATTCAGATTTAAGTGTAACGGGATCCATGATTATTGATCATAATAACATTATTATTTATGGTCCAACATTAGTCCGTGAGACATGATTTTATAGATTACCTGTATTGAAATTGGGGAATCCTCTATTAGGACCCCAGATAATTCTTACGGCACCGCCGCCACCAATTCCACCACTACCGAGAGTTCCTGAACCTCCACATCCGCCGCCGCCTCCATAATTACCACCATTACCTCTATTGTTGCCATACGATCCATCTCCTGCAGTTCCGTTAGTTCCATTAGAACCACCGCCACCACCTTGAGTTGTTCCCGCACCAGCACCATTGGCACCCTGACCATAAATTCCTACACCACCGCCACCGCCAGCAGGGAAGTTCGCACCGCCTCCGCCGCCGCCACCGCCGCCAGCACCGTTGCCAGCAGCATTAGTGCTATATCCACCAATACCACCATTTCCAGAATATCCGCCTGCTCCACATCCACCCCAGCAAGTGCCGCCACCGCCACGACCACCACCATCTCCTAAGTATTCACCACCAGTATAATTGAGAACACCACCGCCACCACCATAGACAGTTGTGTCATCAATAAAATACGAAGTTCCGCCACCAGCCCCAGGTGTAGCTGATCCAGGAATTCCTAAGTTATCATAACTTTCGCCACCTACTTTTACTGTATAAGATTGACCAGGAACTACTGTAATGTCATTTTTCCATCCTAATCCTCCGCCACCGCCAGGGACATTAGATCCTGTAGATCCCGATTCATTCTGATCATATCCATGTCCTCCACCACCAACACAAACAACACAAACTGATGTTACTCCCGCAGGAGCAGTCCAACTGTAAGTACCAGCATTTGTATATTCTGTTTGACCTGTAGGTCCATCCTGAGTAGGTACTAATGGAACTCTACGTACTGGTCTGATACTAGCAGTATCGTTTTTAGGGTATCCATATACAATACCATTGTTAGGAAACCATTTTCCAGCAGAAGTTAAAACACCAGTATTATTGCAAGAATCTCCACTACTTGTCCAAAGTTCTCCAATGCCATTTGTAGTTCCTGCACTACTAGTATCAAATGCTTGAGAACTACTCTGCCACCCAGGAGCATTTTCTAAATTTCCATACACTATGCCCGCTTCTTGATGAGCTGGAATATACCAATCATCAAAGACAGTTCCATTTACAGTAATTGATAGTGCTTGAACGGTTTGAAAAACAGGGTGACTAGTACTTGTTCCTACATTACTTTCATAAGTGTTGAAATATCCATCATATGATGCATTTGGAGCTAGCGTAACTCCTGGATATGTGTGACTTCCATCGCATGATGCTGAGGTTTTATATTGACCTGATGATTGCGAAACAGATTTTTCTGCAATGTATATGTAATACTCAGTTCCTGCTGGATCTAAATTAGTGAATGATTCTGTTTGTGTTGTAAGTATTCCTGCAAAATATCCCCCTTGACTAGGAACCCAGGAACCTATTGGCGGTTCACCAGAACCACCGAGTAACATTTGTTGCATCATATCAGACTAACCCCATACCACTAATGTATGCAGAATCTTGAGCAATGTAGAGTATTGTACAAATACCCCTTGCTGATAATGTTCTGTTTCCAGTAGAACCGTCTGATGGTAGATACAAATTCATACTAGTACCTTGTGTTATCGCGACATCAGATGCAGAGTGGTTGACAATAGTAATCATATCACCAGAAGAGAATACTGATGCTGGAATAGTATAGGTAGTTCCACTGCTGTTATTCAATACATATTTACCAGCGTCAGAAGCAATCAATGTATAAGATCCTGTCTGAGTGTTGCTCCCCAACTGTCTTAATGGACCCATTACATCAGATATAGAACCAGAAACATCAAGATTTCCTAAAACCGATGCACCAGTATTATTAGTTGCTAATTTTTTACTGCCATCGTAAAAAAGTTCTACAGGTCCACCTTCAAGACATGTAATGTAATCTTCATTGGGGGTGGTTTTTGTTCTGATAATTAGTGCATCAGATTCAATATATGAAGTTACATAACCTGCACGTCCATCATAATAAAGAGTTAGATCATCGTCATCACCTAGTTTTATACTCTTTGATTTAGTGCCATCAGTATCATCACCAATAGAAATGCCACCAACTGTTAGTGCAGTAGTAGTGGTAGCACCTCTAGAAGTAACAGTTCCTAGAGTATCATATTCTGTATCTGAAGGTTGAACGGTAATTGTTCCAATCATACCTGCATGACTGACGATGCCACATTGGTAGTAAAATGTGCCAGCACTTCCTGGTGTCCATGACACATTATCCGTTCCTTCTCCAATAGCAGCAGGGTTTGTTACACTAGCACCACCAGCACTTACTCTAATATACATTGGGTGACCACCACCCAAACTGCTATTATCGAATGTAAGTGTATCTCCTACTTTAATTGTTATTGCAGGATCATCTTCGTTAGTGTATGTTGTAAGGCGATCAGTTCCACTAATTTCATAATTAGATCCATTTCCTGAATGGGTTGTGAAGGCAAAAATAGAACCAGTTGATGGGGATGATTGATCATCGACCCAAGCATAATCAGTTCCATTCCAACTTAAAATTTTACCAGCAGCAACTCCACTGACATTGAGATGAGCATCTACATCACTATCAGCATATGATCCATTAACAACCCATTCATAATCAGTTCCATTCCAACTTAAAAGTTCTCCTGAAGAAGGATTTCCAGTACCAGTTAAAGTTGATGTAACTATTGTTGATGGACTTACATACTCGTAACGACTATCTGTAGAAACCCACTGTAAAATATCTCCATTTTGTGGATTAGCGTCCGACCTTACATCAGTGAGGTGTTGAATACTTGGATATGTGTTTACCCAAGTAGATCCATTATATGAAAGCAGTTGATATTGTATAGGTAGTGAGGCGGTTACATCAGATAGATCATTAATTGAAACGTTGTTGAAATCAGATGCAGTAACTGATGTTAGATATCCAGCACCGTTAGTCAGTTGATTGTTATCTGTAGGTATATCACTTGTTAATGCAAATGTACTTGCAGCAGTTGCCGACGTTGGCACTGCATGTCCATTAATATTACCAGTTATAGTTATGCCATCACTTACTGTGGATAGTTTTTCTGAAGTTTGATAGTATAGCTGTACAGCGCAATTAGAATCAACGTTGAGACCTAAATTACCAGTGTCTTGCCATAATGCCACACCACTACGACCTTGAATATTAATAGTTCCACCGCCACCATTACCATCAACGTTTCTGAAATATACTTCATTACTTCCACCAAAAACTTTGAGGTAGTTGCCAGTTCCAACAGAAATATCAAATTCGCCGCCGTTACCAGCATCACCCAAAGTGATCTTATTATTAGTTTGAGCACCCCTGCCAGTTACAGTATCAAGAGTATCAAATTCATTAATAGTATTTCTAGCACGAACTAAAATTGTTCCACCCATTGCAGCGTGGTTATCACAATCATAAACATATGTTCCAGCAGATCCGCCTCCAGATGTTGTCGGTGTCCATGACACATAATCTCCATCTGACCAACTAGTTACAGTTGGAGATGGATTACTAACCTCACTACCACCATCACTTACTCTAATATCAAATGTGTGATTGGTTCCCTGATTATTTACGGCGAATTTAACTGTATCACCTTCATTCATAGTGATGGTTGGATTATTACCACTAACACCACCCAATCTATCCTCACCAAGTATCGCAAAATATGCTGAGTTTGATACATCTACCGTCAAATTATAAACTTGAGGATCAGATCCACCACTACCAGATCCTGATTGATCAGTAACCCATGCATAATCAGTGCCATTCCAAGATAAAATTTCGCCAGCACTAGCAGATGCAGTATTTAAGTGTGTATCTACTGCATTATCTGAATAAGAGGATCCTCCTCCACCACCTCCACTACTACTACTAGAAGTAGCACTCCAACTAACTCCATTCCATCTGTAAATTACACCGCCAACTGTATGTGTAAAAGTTCCATCAGTTGCTTGTCCCGTGGTTGAAGGGAAATTAATTGCCATTTGTTTAGAGTG